GGCTTGGGCCTTGCTGGTAACGCCTTCAAAAAGATTTATATTGACCCAGGTCTTGATCGCCAGGTTGCCATGTATGTACCGGCAGAAGATATTGTGGTGCCTTATGGTGCGTCAAACCTAGAGTCTGCAGAGCGTATTACTCACGTCATGCGTAAGACTGAGAACGAACTCAAACGGTTGCAACATTCTGGCTTCTATCGTGATGTTGATTTGGGCGACCCAGTCGATACGATTGAAGAGATTGAGAAGAAGATTGCAGAGAAGATGGGCTTTCGTGCAACGACAGATAGTCGTTACAAGTTACTTGAGATGCAGGTTGATCTCGATTTGCCCGGATACGAGGACACAGACGAAGATGGTGAAGAAACCGGTATTAAGTTGCCGTATATCGTCACTATTGAGAAGTCCACACAGAAAATTCTTGCGATTCGTCGCAACTGGAAACCGACAGACAAGCTAAAGAACAAACGCAGTCACTTCGTTCACTACGGCTACATCCCCGGTTTTGGTTTCTATTGCTTTGGTTTCATTCACTTGATCGGCGCGTACGCAAAAAGCGGCACGTCTATTCTGCGTCAGTTGGTTGATGCAGGAACTCTTTCTAACTTGCCCGGTGGTTTGAAGACTCGTGGTATGCGAGTTAAAGGCGACGATACACCGATCTCTCCCGGTGAATTTAGAGACGTGGATGTACCGAGTGGGGCGATACGCGACAACATCTTGCCGCTGCCGTACAAAGAGCCAAGTCAGGTGTTGGCTGGCTTGATGGATAAGATCATCGAAGAAGGTCGCAGGTTTGCAAACGCAGCTGAGTTGCAAGTGAGTGACATGAGTGCGCAAGCACCTGTGGGTACCACGCTGGCGATACTTGAAAGAACACTGAAGATAATGTCTGCTGTGCAGGCGCGTATTCACTACTCGATGCACGAGGAGTTCAGACTTCTTAAAGAGATCATCAGAGACTTCACGCCGCCGGACTACGACTATGACCCAGTAGACGGCCCACGTCGTGCGAAGCAGAGTGACTATGATCAGGTAGATGTAATACCGGTCAGTGACCCGAACGCAGCGACGATGAGTCAGAAGGTTGTGCAGTATCAAGCGGTACTACAGCTGGCACAGACCGCACCACAACTATATGACATGCCACTACTACACCGTCAGATGCTCGATGTGTTGGGCATTAAGAACTATACGAAGCTGGTACCGACGGAAGACGACACGCGTCCGCGTGACCCGGTTACTGAGAACCAGAACATCTTAATGGGTAAACCTGTCAAAGCGTTCTTGTATCAGGATCATCAGGCGCACATCGCTGTTCATATGGGGGCTATGCAAGACCCACAGATTCAGCAGATCGTTGGACAGAACCCGCAAGCACAGATGCTGCAAGCCGCAATGATGGCTCATATTAATGAGCACGTGGGGTATGAGTACCGCAAGCAGATGGAAGCGACGATGGGTGTTCAGTTGCCGAACTACGAGGAAGACGAGGACATCGAGATTCCGAAGGATATGGAAGTTCGCATCTCTCAAGCGGCGGCGCAAGCGACTCAGCAGTTGTTACAGCAGCACATGCAAGAAGCTCAGCAGCAACAGGCGCAACAGCAGATGCAAGACCCGATCATCCAGATGCAGATGCAAGAGTTGCAGATCAAGCAGGCTGAAGTACAGCGCAAGATTGCTAAAGATCAGGCAGACGCACTCGCGCGCGACAAGCAGTTGCAGATCGAGTTGGAGCGTATTAATGCACAGAAAGAGATTGCCGGGGCGAATATGGCAGTCAAGGTTGAGTCTGATCGTATGAAGTCCAACAGACAACAAGAGTCTGAAGGCTTTAGGGCAGCTATTGATCTGAGTAAACAGAACCGTCCACAACCCCCACAGAAAGGGAAGCCTAAATGAACGCACTCGAAGCCATACTGAAAGAAGTCCGTGAACGTCGGGCACAGTTATCCGATGGGCTAGGCAACAGTTCAGCTAAAAGCTTTGACGAGTACAGGTTTATCTGCGGTGAAATCCGAGGTCTCACCGCAGTTGAGTCATACGTCTTAGACCTCGTAAAACACATGGAGTATTCAGATGACTGAACTAGCCATCGCTACAGAAAGCGGTGAAGTGTCAACACTGCCACAGACCGCAGAAGAAAAGGCAAGCCAGCTACCCGACCCGTCGGGGTATCACATACTGGTCGCCATCCCTGAAATAGAAGCGAAGTTTGACAGCGGGCTGCTTAAAGCTGAGCAGACCATGCACTTTGAGGAAGTCCTTAGCACGGTCTTCTTTGTCGTGAAGCTTGGACCAGACTGTTACAAAGATGATAAGCGGTTCCCATCTGGGCCTTGGTGCAAGGAAGGGGACTTTATCTTGGCACGTCCGAACAGCGGAACAAGACTGAAGATTCATGGGCGGGAGTTCCGTCTAATTAATGATGACTCAGTCGAGGCCGTTGTCCAAGACCCACGTGGTATTTCACGAGCATAAGGAGGCAATATGGACATGCAAGAGTACAAGTTCCCCGACGAGCTGGAAAACGAGAAAGCTAAAGCTAGTGCGGAGGACGAGGAAGAGGAGTTTGTCGTCGAGATTGAAGACGATACCCCCGAAGAAGACCGTGGTAAGGAGCCACTTCCGCCCGAAGTGGTTACTTCGCTGGAGAAGCCGGAGGACGGCGGGGAGTACCCCGAGGAAGTAATTAGCCGGTTCAAACAGTATAAGAAGGCTTGGCACGATGAGCGCCGGGAGAAGGAGAAAGCTCTGCGTGAGCAAGAAGAAGCTCTACGCATAGCTCAGGGCATCTTGGAGGAGAATAAGCGCCTCAAAGCGACCCTGTCGTCTGGTGAGCAAGAATATCTAGCGACGGTAAAGGCTGCGGCGGAGACCGAGGTAGAGGTGGCTAAGCGGAACTATCGCGAAGCCTACGACTCCGGTGACGCTGAGAAGTTAATCGAGGCACAGCAGGCCCTAATGGATGCGTCCTTGAAGTTGGATCGCACAAGAAACTATAAGCCCACTTTACAAGATACCGAAAGTGAGGTACAACTCCCGCAAATTCGGCAGGAACAAAAGCCTGTTGACCCGAAATTCGCAGATTGGCAGCGCCGTAACTCCAATTGGTTCAATAAGGACGAGGAGATGACGGACGCGGCGATGGGACTGCATAAGAAGTTGTACCGTCAGTATGGAGAGGAATATCTCGGTACAGACGACTACTACAAGCGTATCGACGAGACGATGCGCAGGCGGTTCCCAGAAGCCTTTCCGGATGAACCTGAGCCACAAAAGCCTCAGCAGAAAAGTAAGCCGAGTACCGTTGTAGCGTCAGCTAAGCGGAGCACGGCTCCGAAGCAGGTAAGGCTAACAGCTACACAAGCCGCATTAGCCAAGAAGTTCAAACTAACTCCGGAGCAATACGCCCGCGAAGTCCTTAAATTACAAGGAGCGTGACCATGAGCGAGAACCGACTTACTAGAGAATTGCAAAGCCGTACGCAGCAAAAGCGTCCAAAGCAGTGGGCTCCTGCGGAATTACTACCGGAACCTGATAAACAGCCCGGTTTTGCGTACAGGTGGGTGCGTGTTGCTACGCTTAATAAGCTTGACCCCAAGAACATCTCCGGCAAGCTGCGAGAAGGTTGGGAGCCGGTGAGGATTGAGGAGCAACCGAAATTCAGACTGCTAGTCGACCCCAATAGTCGCTTTAAAGAGAACATTGAGGTTGACGGGTTGTTGTTATGCAAGACGCCTGAAGAGCTTGTGGGCCAACGTAATAATTATTACGCGAACCAGACGATAGCTCAGACGAATGCAATCGATAACAGCTTCATGCGCGAAAGCGATGCTCGGATGCCTCTTTTTGCTGAGAGGAAGTCTTCGACATCGTTTGGCAAAGGTGGTTAATCTTAATTTTTGGAGTCAAACATGGCATATCCGACTGTAAATGCCCCCTACGGGCTAGTACCGATCAATTTGATCGGCGGTCAGGTGTTTGCTGGCGCAACCCGGCAACTCCCGATTGCAAGTGGCTACGGCACCGCGATTTA